GGCCTCGCCGGCCTTTGTCGTGGATATACCAGCCTGGGCTGTCGCTGTCGCGGCGCTTGTTGCGGCGCCAGTCTCAGCGGTTTCCGCATTGGTCTCTGCGGTTTCAGCCGCCGCCTGAGCCGCTTCAGCCGCGGCCTGCGCTGTCTCGCTCAGTCCTTGCGCAGCGACAGAGGCAACGCGAGATGCCTCGCTGGCTGTTGCGCTGGTGGCGGTATTTGACGCCTGAGTGGACGCGGTGTTGGCGCTGGTATTTGCGTTAGTCTCGGATATGGCCGCAGCGGCAGCGGAGGCAGTGCTCTCAGCGGCCTTACTTGTACTCGTAGCGGCAGAGGCCACCGAAGTATCTCTTGCAGTCTCGGAAGCCGTCTGCGCTGTTTCAGCCGCGGCCTGCGCAGTCTCGGCAGAGTTTTTAGCAGTCACAGCGTCAGTCTCGGCATTGCCGGCTGTAACCGCGGAAGCCGCACTCGCAGTTGCAGATGAAGCGGATGCGTTGGCTTGATTTGTAGCTAATGTAACTTGGGCGGCCGCTAGAAATACTTGACTTTGCGCGGAGAAGGCGCTGTTCGCGGAATTTGTTGCGCTGGTGGCGGCTGCCGTGGCGGATGCCGCGGCGGCATCTTTCGATGCCTCGGCCTGCTCGGAATAGTTTTCTACATTATCCGCCTCAGTAGGCGAATACATACCGGACTGCTGTGCCCAATTAGTTTCTGACATTATCTTGGTATCCCCATTTTAAGTGGCCCAGCGACTGTGGCGGATTTGCTCTCGGAGTTAAGGCTCTCGATGCCAGACTGATACATTCCGCCCCAGACTGCGACGCGGGCGTCTTCGCCCAAATATGGTGCAGAGTGCATCAGGGCGCCATAGAGTAGAACGTCGGGCGCATAATCGATAAGCCAGTTTGACGGCGCAGCGTCGGTGAGGTTCGGGGTCTTAGCCAAGTAATCCACTTTGATTTCATACGTCTGGTCAGGCACCGGATAGAACTCGATCTGGTTTGCCGAAATTCGCATGTAGCGCGGCTTGCCTGCGGTGGTGCTCGCAGCCCGCTTTGCTTCCATCTCACTGGCGCTGATTGACGAAATCAGCCCACCAGCGGCGTGACTTACATTGTCGATGCGGATCCAGTCGGTCGGCAAATTTTCGTATTGCTCATCGATGTTGGTGGTGACGCGCTTTTCCTGTTTCCAGTGCCGCAGGTCACGCGCGATACGGGCCTCGGCCAGTCGGATAAACTCGCCGGATACATTCGCCAAGTCGTCGCGGTTGAAAAGGAAGTCAGCGACGGCCGCTTTTAAGTCCGCATAATTCGCAATGGTCACAGTCTGCCGCCTCTCGTTCTAAACGCCCGATTGTCTGGGTCGTTCATCCATTTCGCCAGTCGCTTGGGATCGTCTGCGATACCCTCACGCTTCAATTGATAATACACTGAAAGCGGCAGGGTTGCCACCTTGTTTAACTTCTCACCCCACCGCTCCGAGGAGCTGTTATATTCCCGCTTATTCTGGTCCAGAATAGCGTCCATCTGCTGAACCGTCTCAACGACATATTCGCCCTTGTCGGTGACGTGCCAGAACTTCTTGATCCCGGTCAGTTTGTCTTCGCTAAAAAGTCTTTTCATTACCCACTCCAGAGTAGTTGGGGCGACCGAAGCCGCCCCACCATTTTATGATACGTTGAGATCGAAAATGCCGCCGTGCGCTTTTTGCTGGGAAATTTTCGCGCCGAATTCGCAGAGGAGCATTTTTTTCTCGGCGTCCCCGGTCTTGGCAAGGTCAACTGCTTGGATCGGACGCAGGTAGCACACAGATGCGTACTCTGGGTCGAGCAAGAAGGCGTCGCGCTCACGCTGGAAGCGGTTTGGAACCACAGACAAGGTGCCGAAGTCTGACAGATAAACGTCAGCGGCGCCGATGATTGTGGTTGGACCGTCGGATGGCGCTTGGTAACGCTGTGCGGCGATACCGGCGAAGCCAGATACAACAGTTTTGTTGTAAGGGCCAACCATCAGAACAGATGGCTGACCACCTTCTGTAAACGCCTTCTGCATCACGTCTTTGACCATTGCTTCAGTCAAGTCGCGCTGAGTGCCGTCGCCGCGGGCGTCGGAACCGTCTACGGCAGTTGGGTCTGTACCGTCGCCAGCTTTGCTGGTGTTGGTTGCGATCCATGCGCCGAGGCCAGCAGTCACACGAGCAGTAGAAGAGTTGCCCGCGGCTTTAGCTGAGTTTGCAGTCAAGACCAGCTCTACGTCGCGCTTCAGCTCAGAGCCGCGCTTGGCCATTTGATAGCTGATTTCATCGTTGCGACCGGCCAAATCTTGGCTGCCGAGGTTGTCAGCGACGATCATTGTGCGGCGGGCGATTTGTGTGTAGTTGCCGACGCGCGTAGTGGAAGCTGTTGAATCAAAAGAAGAAACATCATCCCCGTCAATGACTGGTACGTTCTGCGCACTAGCCAATTCGTCTGTTTGCCACTCAAAGTATGTGTTGGACACATTTTCGGAGCCGACATTAGACTGGAATGGAACGTCTTCTGGGCTTATGTTGCTGATGATATTGGATAATTCTTCGCGAATACCCTTCGCGTCGAATGAGGTGAATGTATTACCTACGATTGCCATTGTATATTTCTCCTACAATAAGGCTTTGATGGCGGCTGCGGCATCATTGACGCGGCCGGTTTGTTTTAGACGCTGTTGCGCTTCGCGCACCGCATTTTTCGGTCTCGGTTGCGTACCGCGTGACCCTGCTCGCATCGTCTTGCTCCCCTTAGCTGGTTTAGGCTTGGCCTTTGCCTTATCAGCTCGGTTTGCGCCACGCGCTTGTAGCATTGCCAGTCTGGCCATTTTCACGACCACTGCGGAATTCATTCCGTCGATGTCAGCTTCTTGAAAACCTGACTGCAATAGAAAATCGCGAATTTCGCCGGCCTCTTGTGCCGCCACTTTCGCATCTCTCCATTCGGGGATCACGTCCGGCAGGATCTGCCTCTGCTCCTCCACGAACCGCGACTGCATTTGGGCAACTCTTTGCTGCTCCAGTTGTTGCATCCGCTGTTGCTCGGCGTGAACTGCTTGCAGTTGCTGCTGCTTCTGCTCTAGCTGTTTGCGCCATTGACGTTCCGCCTTCGCGGCCAGAGCGGGGTCTGTGTCATACAGTGTGTCCCAATCCGGCTCCTGTTCGACCGATTGCTGAATTTGCTGCGCCAACATGGGCAGCGCCTCAGCATATTGTGCACGCTCCTGCAATACTGCGGCCTGTATCTCCGAGAATTCTTTTTTCTCTTCGCTCAGTGCCTGAGTTTTGCGGGTGTAGTCTCGTTGCCTCAGATAGCCTTTTCTGGCTTCGTCCACCGTGATCTCTTCGCCATCAACTTCGACTGTCGCCGCCATAATGTCGAACTCTTGAGACTGGTCTTCGTCGTCATCAAATTCATCGTCGCCTTCAAGATCGTTCGCCTCCGCCTCGTGACTTTCGCCCTCCGCATCATCGAACATTTCGGCCTCGTCCACCTGATCGGCTTCCTCGACCTGCGCATCAACCTCAGTGGCGTTGTCCTCTTGAGAGGGTGCCATCATCGCGCTGATTGCATTTTGTGCCTCTGACAACCCAATCCCTTGCGGGGTGTTGTTTTCTGCCATGACTTATTCTCCTAATATACGCCTATTTTCGCTTTTCCTCAATAGCCGCATTATCCACCATTGCGCGCAGCGACCGACGCACCGCGTCGACGCCTTGCAATTTCATGTAAACGGCCTCACGGCCGTCGCTATCGCTGGTCGCGGTCGACTTGAAGTCGCCCCAGCACTCTTGCTCGATCTCGTCAAGAAACCGAGCCAGATCTGTGTCACGCAGAAGTCGGTCGGCCTGCCGACCGTCATCCACGATTTGTTGCTTACTCTTCACGCACTCCCTCCTTTATCACGTCGACTTGTCCGCGCATAATCTCGCGATTGATCGCCAGCTCGGAGCGGATCTTTTCGACGTTCAACTGCGTGCCGTATTTGGCCTGCATTTCCTCCGCCTTAACGAACAGCTCGGCCTCGAGCTCGTCGCGCTTGCGGTCGTCCTCCATCAGCATGTTTTCACGCTTGAGCTGCAACTCGGCTGCCTTCTTCTGCATGTCCGCTTGGATCTGCTGAATTTGCACTTGGATCAGTTGCTCGTTGATGTCGGGCTTGT